CAAATTGATCTGCAAGGTCAGAATCTATAGATACAATAATGTCTATGCATTTATACATGGCATCAATTGACCTATCTTGATCATATAAGAACTCTTTCCAATGACTAAGACTACTTTGAGTTTTAACAGTTGATATTGTATCATCCAACTCGAACTCCTCTTTTACTTCATCAACTATTTCTATCTCATCTTCATCATCTGAAATTATAATTATCTCTTCGTCTTGATCATTCACATCTGCCCAATTACCAATACTAACATTTTCTCCTTTTTCTAATCTATCAACTAACTCTTTCATAAAACTGGAGAATGATTCTTCAATCTTCACTTTGTTTCTAGGCAATTTCCTACCAATTTTGACTTCTAGCTCACTTATTTTCATTTTTGCTTCAATAACTGACCCATCATAATTTAGCCTGCTTTTTGTGTAGTTCATATTCTCCTTCACATATTTCCCAGCATCAATGCCAACTATCTTTGAGAGAACCTCAAAGTGCATTCTTGTCAGCCATTTTATCAAACAATATGATCTAATGTTAACTCTTATTTTGTCTAAAGTCTTTGTAGCAAAATTGTACCTAGTTGTTTGAGCCATTAAATTTTCTTGGAGGTTATTCTTAAAACTAACTATTCTCTCTTTATATTCAGAATTGATCTCAGATATCATGTATCTTAAATTTTTATCAAATTTACCTCTACCTTTCAGTTCGTTGGTGATAACTCTAATAGCTTCAGTTTTCATTTCTTTAATCATAGGCCAAAAGGAATCAACATTTTTCCTATTATCTTTTACCAATTGTATTAAATCTTCCTCATATTTTTTCTTAATTAGTCCTTCCAAATTAATTGACACTCCTTCCGTCATGCACTGATAAATGAGATCATCAATTCTTACCTTAAGAACTCTTTCAAAGGATTTTCTAACCTCTTTAGCATCTAATGATTCTCCTCTTATATATTGATTAGTCAGAACATAAAATTGAGGTATGTCTTCATACTGTTCAATTAATCTTTCAGTCTCAAAAGGATTCTCTGCTGACAAAAACCCAATTGTTATTTTCCTATCATTAAGCTCCTGATATAACTTGATACCTTTTCCCCATAGAATTTTCATTTTTATGCTTCCCTTGATCTCTTCAACTTTAAGACCTGGTTCATAATCGATTTTGATACAGAATGTGCTAGGTCTAGATAATATAGCCCCGCTTTGATCTAAGAAAACATAATTAGTGTAATCATCCTCTTTCTTCTTGATGAATCTATTAAATCGAATATTCATTTTTTGTATAAATCGGACAATTCTATTGGGAACCTGAGAGAAAGATCTCAAACTATCAGTGGTTATATTAGTTACCTTGTC